GATTGAATACTAAAGCTGTATCAAAAAACATAGTAGCAGATATTCGCCCTGGTTCTGAACTTGCAAAAGCTATAGTTGAAGACAAGCTTGCTCTTGTGAAGCAAGAAGCAGAATTAGTAGGCAAAATTAATCAGGAAACTTCTCCAACAACTTCCAAAAAGAAACGTGGTCGTCCAAGTAAAAAAGTCATTGGAGAAGCTGTACAAGTTTAATATAAAAAGGTCTTTATATGAGAAAAATAAGGAATATCATTTATTCTGGGTTTATAATGTTTGTTGTACGATCTGCTAATGATAGAAATTTAATTAAGCTTTCTAAACTTAGAAAATATATATCGTAATTAATAAAGATCTTCATAGTTTATATTTTATAGGAGCTAGTAATGGTTGATTATACCGGCACATTTATGACAGAAGTTCCTGCTGTTTCAATTAATACTTCTGCCGTTCTTAAACATAAGGCTAAATATTATAATGGAACTTCTTCTGTTTCTATTCCGTTAGTAAAAGGAAGAAGGTATGTAATTTTAGCTTTAGTTACTACGGGTAATACTATATCAATAGGTTTTGGTTTGGTTGCAGGTACTATAACTGATTCTAGATTTACTTATACTGTTACTGCAGGACCACTAGATTTATCTGAATTTTTTAATTCTGCTCCTTTCGGTCAGTATAAAGAGCCTAATGCTAGTTTTGCTTATTTAATTATTAACGGTGAAGCTGGCAAAGTTATAACCTTTGCTGTTTCTGAAATGGGGTCATAATTAGTGAAATTAGTTGATTTAACTCCTGATTGGTTAAAAGAAAACTTTCTTTTTAGGATACCTATTAAGTTTGACAATGAATCTATATCTGATGATGCTATGAATTTTTATATTGAATCTGCTGTTTCTAAAGCAGAAACAATGGTAGGCATAACAATTAAGAAAAAAACCATTGAAAACGAAGCTTATGATTATCGTTTGGAAGAATGGATGTCTGGTTTTGGATTTGTACAATTAAACACTAGACCTGCAATTAAAGTTTCAAAAATGGCTCTTAATGTTATTACTAGTATAATTTCTATACCTCCAGAGTGGATTCAACTTAAAAAGAAAACTGCTCAGGTGAATTTGATTCCTTATTTTGGAGTTTTAGCAACGGCTAATATTTCTAATCAATTATTAATGTTTTTCCCGTTGCTTTCTAGTACTAATTATGTACCTCAAATTTTACAAATAACTTATGATGTTGGATTTGATGATAATGAACATTTACCTGTTTTGTTAATTCAGTATATTGGTGAAATGGCCTGTATTAGTGTTTTGAATGTTTTGGGCGAAATTGCTCTTGGTGGACAAGCAGGACTTGCGGGGTATTCTATTGGGGTTGATGGATTAAGTCAATCAATTAGCACTACAATGTCTGCTGAAAACGCAGCGTATGGTGGTAGAATTAGACAATATGAAAGAGGACATGTAGAATTAGTAAAAGTCCTTAGACAATATTTTTATGGTTTACGTGTTGTTGGAGCTTAATAACTATGAGCAATTTAAACAGGAAGTCGCCTCAAGGTGCTCCAAGGATAAACCTTAAGAATATTATCAAAGTAGATTATGCTACTGAAGCTGCAATTGCTTTAATTAAAAATTATGGTTCTAGGTATGATTGGTATAACGCTTTAGTTTGTCCATGTACGTTTAAGAGTCAACAAATTGATAAAAAGTTTGGCAAAATCAGTTGTGGACTTTGTAGTGGCACTAGATGGGCTTATGTTTTAAATAAAGAAATTCGTGCTGTTCCATCTTCAATTAGAAGAGAAGAACAAACATTAACTTATCGTGTTCCTGAAGAAGGTTTAATGAACAATATTTATATTAATTTAACTTGTGAACCTGTAAATAAAATTAATATTCGTGATAAGTTGGTGTTTAAAGAGTCTGTTACTTTTAGAAGTGAAGCTACTGTTTTTGATCCATCTAAAGAAACTTATAAATTTACTTCTCCTATAGTAGAACTTTTAAGAGTAATTGATGAAGATGGTAAAGAATATGATGCAAATAATTTTTATCCTGAAAGAAGAGATGTAGATATAGATACTGATGGATTGTTATATTGGGTTGATGGTAATAAAAGACCACCAGTAAATATGACATTTTCTATTTTGTATTCTTTTTTCCCTTCTTACATTATTATTTCTGCGGTTCATGAAATAAGAGGATTTATGGCAGGAAAACCAGAACCAGAAGGTGTTCAGAGTTGGGAAGATTTACCAAGATTGGTAACTGCTAAACTTGAAATTCCAGGAACTTATTTATTTAAGTAATTTAAAGGAGATATAAAATGTTAAAACATGAAGGATTGTTTACTTTAGTTAAGTCTTTGGAAAATCTTCCATTTGAAAAACAGGAAGCGTTTCTTAAATCTCAAAGAGCAGAAGACGGCGATGTTGTTATAATTCGCAAGGGAACTAGCTTTGCTTTTGATGTAGTCGAAAAAGCAAAAGGTGGTGTTTTTACTCCTGAAGTTGCCAAGAAAGACGATGAAGATACTATTGGTGATGAAGGACATGCAACACATCCTCGCGGAACTGATACTATTAGTAAAAAAGCAAAGAAGTCAGAAGAATATGATCTTGAGAAAACCAAACAATCAAAAAAACTTTTAAAATGGAGAAAGAAGCAACCAGAAGGAACAATTATGGACCCTTCTACTTTTGAAGAAATAAAGAAAAAAGCTGCTGCAACTGGAGCAACTGATCCAGAAGCGGTTGCTGGCGCAGCTTATTGGAAAACAGCAAAAGCAAAATATAAGGAATCAAAAAAGGCCAAAAAAGATGCTAAAAAAGCAAAGAAAATTGAAATGAAGAAAACAATGGGTGAAGAAGCTTATAAAGCTTATAAATCTATGAAAAAGGTTGCTAAATTAAATAAGGCTTTTGATAAATTTTGTTTTGGAGATGAGGACAATGATAAATAAGAGAATATTGCCTTTTTCTTTAATAGAAAAAAATAAAGTAGTTGAATATCATCATGACATTGGTGAAAAGTTTACTTATGATCCTAAAACAGAAAAAGGTGAAGCAAGTTTTCAACATGATATTAGTAAACCGGAAACTCATACTATGACTTCAGGAGAAAAAAAATCAAAGTTATATAAATATGATCCAAAAAAGCAAGAAATGAAGATTTCTGAATTAGGTGGGACACATAAGCCTACAAAAAAGAAGGGTTCTCAAAAAACAATTCCTACAACCGCTGAACACGAAAAAGAATTAAAGGAAGCTTCTATGAATACATATTCTATAGATGAATTAACTGTTGCTAGACTGTTTAAAGATAAATCTGCTGAAGAAACCGAAGAAGTTTTAAAGGCTATTGAAGATATAGATAAGTTTATTACTCAAGCTCAACATAAGTATGAAAGAAGAAAGCCAGCTAGAGAAGCTTATCAGAAGAAAACTAAAGAAGCTCTAGAAGCAACAAAAAGAGCAGAACAACATTTTAGAAGCAAGGCTGAAGAGGGTTTTGGTGAAACTGAATCTTCTGAAAAATCTATTGATAGTATTTGTGACAATATAATGAAGAAAGCCATATCTTCTCTTTATACTACTCCAGGTGCTTTAGCTTCTAAAACGTCCGGTGGTGCTGCTGGTGTTTCTGTTATGAAAGAAATTGACAAGAAAACTAAAGGTAAGAAAATGCCAGAAGTTAAAGTAACAAAGCAATATCCTGCTACTTCTCCTAAGACGCATCCTGAAGCTTATGGAATGGGTGGAGCCGAAAAGTCTTATTCTTTAGATTTCAATAAGTCTATTCTCGAAAGAATGGGTTTAGAGAAAGGTAGAAAAGCAGCCTGGGAATTAAAAGAACCTATTAAAGGAGAAGAAGAAGAAACTGCAGTTCCTGGACATTTAATGGGCGATCCAGGTTCTAGAATTCATGAGCGTAAAAGAATTGGTGAAATTCATGAAGAAGGTGCAAAAAGAAGTCGTGAAAGAATGGCTACATCAAAAGATCCTGCAGATATATCTTATGCTAGAAAAAAGGGCTGGATTTAACGATTAAAGGATTGTTAAATGTCTATCAAGAAAATTTGTGATGAAATCTTAAATAAAACCAAAGCAAGCAAAATGTCTAGAGCATTTCAACATTATGCTCAAAGTGAAGATAAAAAAATTGCAAAAGAAGAAGCAGAAAAGCATAAAGTTTCTCGTCCAAGTTATTTAAGTGGCGAAATAAAACCTCTTGAGGGTGGAGCAATTAGAGTAAGACCAAAAGCTTCTGAGGAATCTATGAGTTTGTCTATTAATGATATTTGTGATGATATTCTTTCTAAATATATGGGTACTGGAAGATATTCTGGTGCTGGTGCTAATGAACCTGTGGTTACTAGAAGAGAAGGTTATATTGTAAGGGAAAGACCACTTCCGGGTCAAACTCAGGCAAGTATTAAAGCTGGTCATGTTGCAGAACAAAAAAAAGAAGCTCCTAAGAAAATGAAACCGGAAGAAAAAGAAAAAACCAAGATTAGAGAAGAAGGTTATAGATTAGGACAAAAAAGACCTGAAAGCTTTTATGCTCCTCCTGCTCCACCTGAAAAAAAGTATTCTGGAAGTTGGAGAGAATATTTTAGAAGTAAACTAAATAGATCAGAGGATAAAATGAGCTTAAGAAAATCTGTTGATGAATTGTTAAATAAAGCTCTTTCTGGATTGAACAAACCTGCTGTTAAAAAAACAGACAAAATTCCTTCTCCAGAGGTTGTTACACATAAACCTAATCCTGTAAAAACAGAGGGTGTTCTTAAGCCTGTTGGTAAATCTAAGGATTATAAGAAAGATGTTAAAACAATAGAACAACATTCTTATCCTAGTGGTGGTCATACTGCAGTAGTTGAAGGAAAAGGTAAAAAAGCTAACATTTCTACTGTGTCCCTGTATGATCCAAAAGAACAAGAAGTACATGTACAGCATGGTAAAGGTAAGACTAAAACTATTCCTACTACTGCTGAACATGAGAAAGAACTAAAGGAAGCCTCAATAAAGGAATCTGATATGAAGAAAAACCATAGTTATGTATATTCAGGTGAAACTGAAGATGGTCTAAAGAAAAAAAAGAAACAAGCTCCTAAAGCTGATGGTCATACTTTAGGTAAAGATCCTACTATTAGAGCAGAAGGCGAGATGGAACCTATGTCATTATCTAAATCTGTTGATGCTCTTCTAGAAAAAGCTAAATCTCGATCCGCGATGGGTCAATATGATGAAAGTGTAGTTAAGAAATTAAAGAAGCAGCCTGGAGTAAAGGAACCTTATGCTTTAGCTGCTGCAATCAAACAAGGAACTGTACAGCATAAATCTATAGATGATTTGACTATTGAACAACATCTTTCAAAATCACATCCAGATTTGATTAAGGATCTTAAGTTTCATGAAAAACCTGGCGGACACAGAAAAACAGAAGAAGGTTTTGAACATACATATCAAGAAACTGGTGGGCGTGGCAGACTTGCTTCTACTGTAACTACAAAAACAAAACCTGGGGAAAAACAAGAACAAAAAAGATATTCTTATGATCCTAAAAAACAAGAGGTTGAAGTGAAAGAAACAAGTAAGCCGTATGTTAAAAAGGTTATTGAAGCAACACCAGAAGCTGAAAAAGAACTTAAAGAAGCTTCTATTGATGTACGTACTTGTGATCTTATAAAATCATATGAAGATCAAGAATTAGAAAAAGGTGGAGAAATGGCTGCAAGGGCTGTTGCAGGAGCCATTAAAGATCCTAAATTATCACCTAAGAAATATGAAAAAGCAACAAGAGTATCTGAAAGGGCTGCTGAAAAATATCCTGGTTATCCAGAAAAATTAAAAGAAAGAATGTATAGATCTATTACTTGGAAAATTGGTGATGGAATAATTAAAGGTGGTAGAGTGCTTCCTATAGGTCCAGGTGGAGAAATTCAGAATTTAGTAAAAGATGATGATGGTGGAGAAGCTACTGGAAGAAAAAGAATGGATGCAATGGATGTTAAAAAAGAACAATCAAAGTCTCGTAAGGAGTATGAAGGCGAAGAGGATTAATAAAAATGTTTCCCATTAATGAGTATAAAATACTTCGCATAATAAGTTTTTATTTTGATGCTTTAAAAACTGAAGAAAATGATATAAATCAAACATTTAATTATTTGTTTGATTCTTTAGATGTAGATGAAGAAGAACGTAATGCTTTTAGGGATACAATTATTAATAATAAGATTCAATATGCTACTAGTTATAATAATTTATCTGTAGAAATGCCTAATATTGTTGCTATAATGGATCAGGAAGTAAATGTAGAAGGTGCTAATGCAATAGGTTATAAGCTTGGAGAGGATATACTAAGTAAAGAAACTGTAAATGGTCCAGCACCGCTTGATTCTGATGAATTTGGGGCTATTATGACAGGGGTTTACTCTGTTAATATTATATGTCAACAATTGCTTTTAGCTAGACTTTTGGGTATTTTTGTAAGATTTATTCTATTTCATTATAATTCTACGCATGACGATTGGGCATCTATGGATATAAACATGGATAGATTTGCGCCAGATGCTGATTATTTTCCACCAAATTCCTTTCATGTTCATATAATTGTAAGGTTTGAATATCCTGAAGCATGGGACCAAATTTATAATGCAATTCATGGTATTTTCTTAAGAACTTGCGGGGGAGATGTTGAAAGTTATATAACAAAACCGTTAGATGTTGAACTTAGTTTAGATTCTAGTAGTAAAATGAAGCAAAACCAAAGCTAAAGTCATTAATTTATAAGATAAATAAGGAATTTAATAGAACTTAAATTTGTTTAAGGAGTATATACATGGGAGTATTTTTTAATGGTCGTTTCTATATTAAGCCAACAGTAGCAACATTTATTGATGATTCTGGTCTTCAGCCTGTTGGTCTTATTGGAGCTAATGTTATAGGAATGATGGGTCCAGCTAAAGATGGTATACCTAATCAAGGATTTTTATTAACTTCATTAAAAGATGCTATTGATATATTTAGTGAAGGGCCATTAGTAGAAGGTGTCGCTGCTGCTTTTAGTGGTGGTGCTCAGTTTATTTGGGCAACTAGAGTAGGTGGTACTTATAACTCTACTACTAAAGCTTTTTCGTCTGCGCCTTTAAGAGCTTCATATGCTACTGGAGGATCTCCTGATATTCCATTTAAACTTTGGTCAACAATATACGGCGCACATGCAACAGGAATAAAGGCAACTTTTGCAGCTAATGTTACTTCTGGTATAGATATTACGGTATTGGGTTTTGGAAATACTTATTCTGCATTAGGAGTTAAAAGTGATTGTTTGAAGGTTGCCAATGGAAGTGGTACAAGTGTTGTATTTACTATTGCTAAATCAGGTTCTGCTTATAACTTAGTTATTACTTCTGGTGCTAACACTGCACCTACCCTTAATTTAGCAAATTATACAAATATGATAGATTTGGTTGCAGCTATAAATCAGGCATTAGCAACTGCAACTCCTGCAGCTATTACAAATATTACTGTTACTTCTTTGAATGATGCTGCCCATCCAATTGAATTAGATAAAGCGGTTACAACTGTTTTAGCTGCTGGAACGGGATATGTTTCCAAGAATGTAAAAGCAGCTTACGACTGGTTGAATTCAGGACAACAACCTTATGTAACAGCAGAAGATACAGGAAACATATTTACAACAGTAGAAAATAAAGATATTTCTTTATTAAATGTTGCAAGTCCTGGTACTGATTTTGTTTTGACTGGTGGTTCATATGGTTCCGTTGATGCAACATCTTATCAGGGTGTTCTTGCAGAAATATATGAAGACCTTAATCCTATTGATGCTATTGTTCCTATAGTTGATGATTATTTAACTTATTCATTGACTGGTAGCACAACTCCTGATTCTATTTTTAATTATGCTTATCTGCATGCTAAACATATGAGTACATTAGGGTCTGATGAGCGTAAGGCTTATTTTGGATATCAATTCTCTGCTTCTGATGGAGATGCAGATACTTTAGTTACAACTCTTGCAAGTAAAGCTACAAACTTTAATTCTCAGTATGCAGTTATTTGTTCTCCTAGATTACAAATGTTTTCTCAAAAGGGTGATTTAAAAACATTTAATGGTACTTATACTGCAGCTTTTGTTACTGGTATGATTGCCAATTTCCCTGTTGGAGAACCTATTACAAATAAAACAGTTTCTGGTATTGTGTCTGTTTCTACTGTATTTAAGAATAGACAAATTATAACGCTTCTTGATGCCGGTGTTTTAACAATAGAAAGACTTCCAAGTGGGATTTTCCGTATCGTTCAAGGTATTACTACTTGGATTACGGATGATAATTTTAACAAGAAAGAAATTTCAGTTGGTTTAGCTTCTAACTTTGTTGCTAAAAATTGTAGATCTACTCTTAGTACTTTTGTTGGAAAAAAGAATTCTCCATTTGTTCTACAGACAATTAAAGGTGCCTTGATTCAGATTCTTAAAGATCTAGAAAGTCAAGAAGTGATTGTAGGAACAACTGAATTTCCTGCTTTTAGAAATATTATTATATCTGCCGATGGAGATATTGTAAGAATTTCTTTTGAATGTTCTCCTGTTCTTCCTATTAACTATGTATTAATAACTGTTCATGCAACTATTTTTAAGACAACTATTTAATTTTAAGGAATTGTTTACATGAAAAAATGTAGTAAATGTAAACAGGAAAAACAAAAATGTGAATTTTATAAGGATAAAAGTCAAAAGACTGGCTTAAATAGTATATGTATTGCATGCCAAAAAGAAAAGGATAAAAAAAGATTTTCTTCTGAGCTTGGTATAATTACTATGTTAAAAACTCAATATAAAAGAAAATATAATATAACTATTGATGATTATTATAGACTTTATGAAGTTCAAAATGGGAAGTGTGCAATATGTGATGCAGAAGATCCTGGTGCTAAAAAAGGAAGGCTCTTTGTTGATCATGATCATAGAACGAAAGAAATAAGGGGTTTATTGTGTTACAGTTGTAATATGTTATTAGGACACTCTAAAGACAACTCAAAAATACTTTCAAAAGCGATTCAATATTTAACCAAAGGGGAAAACAATGGCTACACCTAAAGTATACGCTGGTAATACGATATTGGTGGTTATTAAAAACACACCAGTTGGCCTTTTACAGGATGTTACAGCAGATGAAGATTTTGCTCCAGAACCAGCTTCTGGTATTGGAGATGCTAGAGTAGTTGAATATGTTCCAACTATGTATAGAATTTCTCTTGCTGTATCTTCCATGTCATTAAAGAAAGATTCTTTATTTTCTATTGGAGTATTTCCAGAAAGTGTTGATAAATATCTTGCTGAAAATCCGTTTGTTGTTCAGATTATAGATAAGGTTTCTGGAAAAACAGTTAGATATTATAATAACTGTATTTTCGCCAGGGGAACAGTTTCTGTAAGGAAGCATACTATTGTAGCTCACAATTGTACATTGCTTGCTACTGATGTCCAACCTGGAGATGCTGACGGATTTGTTCAAGCAACTACAACATAATAAAAATTAAGGAGCAATAAAAATGCAGAAATATTCGCAATATTATGATTATAAAATTGATGGCAAAGAGTATAAAGTTCGTTTTAAAACTCCTAACGTAAGACAACAAATAGAAATTGGAAATTCTTTTGCTACTTTAAAACTTGGTATGAAAAATCTGGATGAGTTGTCTGAAACTCTTGCCTATGCTGTAGCTACTTTAAACGTGGTTATTGTAGACAAACCTGCTGATTTAAAACTTGATGAAATTGAATATGATGATTGGCCTGAGCTTAGAAAGATGTTAGACGATTATCAAACCTTTTCGTTTTTTCGTAAAGAAGCTCCAAAGGAGCCTACTACAGCTTGAGTTTAAAAAAGAATATTTAAAAAATAACAACATTGAACAAAGTAGCATAGAAGATTTTGAGTTTGAAAAATTAAGAGATAGAGCTAAAGAAGAAATAAAAACCAATTTAGTTCACTTAATGTATAGAGATAAGTATAACCTCCCTCCA